GGACCGGGTTCTGCGGCAATCCTGTTGGGTTCCGGTCGGTCAAGCTGATTGCCGAGGCGGCGGCGGCTTTGCCATTGGCGGTGCAGGATGCGGCGCAGCGGTATGAGAGCCATCCGATTGCGGCGCTGCTCGCGCGGCCCAATGGGGCGCAGGGACGGGCTGAGTTGTTGGAGGCGCTCTATGCGCAGTTGTTGCTCAGCGGCAATGGCTATGTGGAGGCTGTGGGAGACGCCGGGGTTCCGGTGGAGTTGCATGTTTTGCGATCGGACCGGATGTCGGTGGTGCCGGGGGCGGATGGCTGGCCGATGGCCTACGAATATGCTGTTGGCGGGCGCAAGCACCGGTTTGATCTGCGCGGTGACAGAGATCCGATTTGCCATATCCGCAACTTTCATCCGCAGGACGATCATTACGGGTTCAGCCCGATGCAGGCGGCGGCGATGGCGTTGGATGTGCACAATGCCGCATCGCGGTGGTCGAAGGCCCTATTGGACAATGCCGCGCGGCCCTCGGGCGCGATTGTGTACAAGGGCGCGGAAGGTCAGGGCAAGCTGAGCGAGGATCAGTATGACCGGCTGGTGAGCGAGATGGAGAGCCACCATCAAGGGGCGCGCAATGCCGGGCGTCCGATGTTGCTGGAGGGTGGATTGGATTGGAAGCCCATGGGCTTTTCCCCCTCCGACATGGAATTTCAAAAGACCAAGGAGGCCGCGGCGCGGGAGATTGCGCTGGCTTATGGCGTGCCGCCGATGCTGATCGGGGTTCAGGGCGATGCGACCTATGCCAACTATCAAGAGGCGCACCGGGCGTTCTACCGGCTGACGGTGCTGCCATTGGCGACGCGGGTGACGGCGGCGTTGGGGCATTGGTTGTCCGGCCTGTCGGGCGAGGCGGTAGAGGTGAAGCCGGATCTGGATCAGGTGCCCGCCCTGTCTGCGGAGCGGGACGCGCAATGGGCGCGGGTGGCGCAGGCGGAGTTCCTGAGCCAGGCCGAAAAGCGCCGGATGCTGGGCCTGCCTGCGGTGGTGGCCGATGAGTGAAGTGCCGGCATATGAGCGGTTTGAATGCGCACCGGGGTTGCGGCTTCAGGCGCATGAACGGGTGAGCGAGATCCATCATGACAACCTTTTGCGGCGGCTGGACCGTTTGGAGGACATGATGGAACGCATGGAACGGCGGCTTTGGCTGACGGTCTATGGGGTGGTTGCCGTGATCCTGGCGCAAGCGGTGCAGAGCTTTCTGGTGGTGACGCCTTAGGCGCAAATTTCGAAGGAGCAGTCATGGAATATGATGGAATGCGCTTTGGCCTTGGGCCGGAGCATGGGGAAGATTTGCCCGGTGAGCAGGGTCGCTTGGAGCGCAAGTTTGCGCGTTTTGGAAGTGCGGAGCCGGTCGAGGGCGGCGTGCAGATCAGCGGATATGCGAGCCTGTTTGATGCCGCAGATCAGAGCGGCGATGTGGTGCAATCCGGCGCCTATACCCGGAGCCTGAACGGGCTGCGGGAGGCCGGTCGCAGCGTCAAAATGTTGTGGCAGCACGATCCATCCGAACCCATCGGCATTTGGGATGAGGTGCGCGAGGACGCCCGCGGCCTGTGGGTCAAGGGGCGCATTCTGGACAGCGTGGCCAAGGGCCGCGAGGCCGCGGCGTTGATCGTAGCGGGGGCGATTGATGGGCTGTCGATTGGATACCGGACCGTCAAGGCCAGCAAAACGGCCAAGGGGCAACGTTTGTTGGCGGAACTGGAGCTTTGGGAGGTGTCATTGGTGACCTTTCCGATGCTGCCGAATGCGCGGGTCGGGGCGAAGGCAGAGGACAGGCAAGGCGCCGCAGACATGCGGCAGATGGCAGGGATCTTTGAAGGGGCGCGGCGGGATCTGCGCCGGATCAGGCAACGAGGGATCGAGGAAAACAAATGAGCGAGAGCAAAATGATGGGCGGCGATCTGCCCCCGGCGGAGGAAGTGCGGCAGGCCGTGAACGGGTTTGTCACGGAATTCAAAGGCTTCCAGACCGAAATCGAAACGAAACTGCAACAAACAGAAGAGCGAATGACCATGTTGGACCGCAAGATGACACTGCCTGCACGTACCCCGCTGAGCGCGGCAAATGACACCGCCGCGCCGCATCAGGTGGCCTTTCAGGCCTATCTGCGCAATGGCGATGATGATGGGCTGCGGGGGTTGGAGCTGGAGGGCAAGTCGATGTCCACGGCTGTCAATTCTGATGGGGGCTATCTGGTTGATCCGCAGACATCGGAGCGGGTGCAATCGGTGTTGAACACCACGGCGTCGATCCGGGCGATTGCGGCGGTGGTGCAGGTCGAGGCGACATCTTATGACGTTTTGGTGGACGATACGGATGTGGGTGCAGGTTGGGCAACGGAGACAGATCCGACCGTTGAAACCGACACGCCGCAGATCGACCGGATCACGATTGCTCTGCATGAGCTGAGCGCCTTGCCGAAGGCCTCGCAGCGATTGCTGGATGACAGTGCCTTTGACATCGAGGGCTGGCTGTCGGGGCGGATCGCGGACAAGTTTGCGCGGGCGGAGGCCGATGCCTTTATCAACGGCGACGGGATCGACAAGCCCAAGGGGCTGATGGCGCATACAGCGGTGGACAATGTGATCTGGAGCTGGGGCAACCTTGGCTATGTGCCGACGGGCCTTGATGGGGATCTGACGGCGGAGGCGATTGTCGATCTGGTTTATGCATTGGGCGCCCAGTACCGCGCCAACGGGTCTTTTGTGATGAATTCCAAGACGGCTGGCCTGGTGCGCAAGCTCAAGGATGGTGATGGCCGGTTCATGTGGTCTGACGGTCTGGCGGCGGGGGAGCCTGCGCGGTTGATGGGCTATCCTGTGTTGGTGGCCGAGGACATGCCGGACGTGGCAAGCGATGCGATGGCGATTGCCTTTGGTGATTTCAACGCAGGTTACACTGTGGCGGAGCGCCCGGATCTGCGCATCCTGCGCGATCCGTTCAGTGCCAAGCCGCATGTCCTGTTCTATGCGACCAAGCGGGTCGGCGGCGATGTAAGCGATTTTGCGGCCATCAAGCTGTTGAAATTTGGTCTGGCCTAAGCCGGAACCAAAAGCGGGGCCGGGGCTTTTGCCCCGGTCCGGGCGCGTGACCATGACCTGCATTGCCTAGCTGTACCCATCCGACCAAGCGATGCGGGCGGCCGCGCGTCCGGGCAACAGATCGGTCGTGCCAATTGCGATTTTTCGGAGAGTTTCCATGATGTTGATCGAAGAGACACCTGTCGCGGATGCGGCCTTGCCGGTAGAGGCCTTTAAAGCGCATTTGCGGCTTGGCAGTGGCTTTGGTCAGGACGGGTTGCAAGATGTGGTGTTGCTATCCTTTTTGCGTGCCGCTGTGGCGGCGATAGAGGCCCGCACTGGTAAGGCGTTGTTCACTCGCGGTTTTGTGTGGACGATAACCCACTGGCGCAACGATGCCGCGCAGCCGTTGCCGATCGCGCCAGTGACGGGTCTGACAGATGTGACGGTGATCGCGGGCAATGGTGCGGAGATTGCCGTGGGTCCGGCGCTTTATTGGCTGGAGGCGGACATGCATCGCCCTTGTTTACGCAGCACGGGAACGGCCCTGCCGGGTATTCCGGCGGGCGGGTCGGTGCGGCTGCGGTTTGATGCCGGAATGGGTGCCGGTTGGGCCGATCTTCCGGCGGATCTGCAGCAGGCGGCGCTGATGTTGGCGGCGCATTACTATGAGTATCGCAACGACACCGGGCTAAGCGAGGGATGCATGCCCTTTGGGGTCAGCAGCCTGATCGAACGGTACAAGACCATTCGCATTGGGGCAGGGGCATGAGCGTGCCGGTCTTATCCCATGCTTTGATCCTCGAGGGGCCAGAGCGGGTGAGTGATGGCGCGGGGGGCTATGCCGAGGGCTGGATCGCGCTCGGCACCCTATGGGCGCAGATCACCGCACGCACAGGCCGGGAAACGGCACAGGGCGGTGCACCGGTGAGCCGGGTATCACACCGGATCGTGGTGCGCGGCGCGCCTTATGGGAGCCCTGAGCGACCCAAGCCGCAGCAGCGTTTTCGCGACGGAGATCGGGTGTTTGTCATTCAGGCCGTGGCGGAGAGGGATGGCGCGGGCCGTTACCTCACCTGCTTTGCCGATGAGGAGGTGGTGGTATGAGTTTTGCACTTTCCGGGCCTTTGCAGGCTGCGATTTATGACGCCTTGCGCGGTGATCCCGCAGTGACGGCCCTGGTGGGCGCTGCGGTCTATGACGCGGTGCCAGCGGGCGCTTTGCCGGAGCTTTACGTGCGGCTTGGCAGCGAGACGGTTGAAGATGCATCAGATTGCAGCGGTGCGGGTGCGGTGCATGTCGTCACGGTTTCGGTGATCACGACGCGGCCGGGGTTTGCCGATGCCAAGGCGGCAGCAGGCGCGGTGAATGATGCGTTGCATGATGCGGACCTGACATTGAGTCGGGGACGGTTGGTAAGCCTTTGGTTTGAAAAGGCCAAGGCGCACCGGATCGACGCGGTATCGGCACGGCAGATTGATATGCGTTTTCGGGCAAGGGTTGAAGACGGCTAGGGCCGCACTTCGGCAAAATTTACGGACAATCACAGGAGATACGACATGGCTGTTCAAGCAGGCAAAGACCTATTGGTCAAAATCGACATGACAAGCGACGGGCAGTTCGAGACCGTTGCGGGCCTGCGGGCCACGCGGATCAGTTTCAACGCGGAAACGGTGGACGTGACCGCGCTGGATAGTGAAGGCGGCTGGCGCGAGTTGCTGGTTGGCGCGGGCGTTCGGTCTGCGGCAATCAGTGGATCAGGTGTGTTCCGCGATGCGGGCACGGATGAACGGGCGCGGCAGCTCTTCTTTGACGGGCTGACGCCGGATTTCCAGATCATCATTCCCGATTTTGGTGTGGTTCAGGGGCCGTTTCAGGTGACGGCGCTGGAATATGCGGGGGCGCTGAATGGTGAGGCGACCTATGAGCTGAGCCTGCAATCGGCGGGCATGCTGACCTTTACCGCAGATGTGGTGGTGGTCTGAACATGGCGAACCGGTGGCGCGGGGAAGTGGCCCTCACGGTCAATGGCCAGCGCCACCTGGCGCGACTGTCTTTGGGCGCTTTGGCGGCGTTGGAGGAGACGCTTGAGGTCGGATCGCTGGTGGCGTTGGTGGAGCGGTTCGAGACGCGGGCGTTCTCCAGCCGTGATGTGCTGGCGCTGCTCGGGGCAGGATTGCGCGGCGGGGGCGCGGAGATCAGCGACGCGGATTTGGCCGAGGCCGAGATCGAAGGCGGCCCTGTGGCGGCGGCGAAGGCTGCGGCGGAACTGCTCGCACGGGCCTTTGTGGTGCCGGAGTGAACGATCCGGTGGCATGGCCTGCGTTGCTGCGGGCCGGATTGCACGAGTTGCGGTTGGCGCCGGAGGTGTTCTGGAACCTGACCCCGGCGGAATTGCAGGTGATGTTGGGCAAAGCTGCGTCACGCCAGCCAATGACGCGGGACGGGTTGGACGCCTTGATGGATGCCTATCCAGACCAAGCAAAAGGAACACAGAATGGCGGATGACAACAACTATGATCAGTTGAACGGCAAAGCGGCGGGGCTGAACGGGACATTGGCGCAGACCAGCGTATTGGTGAGCGGTTTTGACAGTGAGTTGCGACGGATGCGGGTGTCTTTGGCGGCGACAGGCAAGGATATGGCGACGATGGAGCGCGGGCTGAGCCGGGGCTTGCGCAGGGCGTTTGACGGTGTGGTTTTGGACGGCATGAAATTGACCGATGCGTTGCGCAGTGTGGCGCAGACGATGGCGCACACAGCCTATAACGCGGCGATCAAGCCGGTGACGCAGCATATTGGCGGTCTGATCTCGCAGGGGGTTGGAACGTTGGTGCAGAACGTCCTGCCGTTTGAGCAGGGCGCGCCGTTTTCGCAAGGGCGCGTGATCCCCTTTGCGAGGGGCGGCGTGGTGAGCGCTGGGCGTGTGCAAAGTGGCGGCGGCGGCGGGATTGTGGCCGGACCCAACCATTTCCCGATGCGCGGCAGCTATGGGTTGATGGGCGAGGCCGGGCCCGAAGCCATCATGCCACTGGCCCGCGGGGCAGATGGCAAATTGGGCGTTCGCGGCGGCGGGGGGAGCGGCGATGTGCACGTGGTGATGAACATCACGACCCCGGATGTGCAGGGGTTCCAAAGATCACAAAGCCAGATCGCCGCGCAGATGAGCCGCGCCCTGAACACGGGCAATCGTAACCGATAACCGGGGAGAGACAGATGACATTTCACGAAATCAGATTTCCGGCCAGCCTCAGCTTTGGGTCTGTTGGCGGCCCGCAGCGGCGCACCGATGTGGTGACACTTGCGAACGGGTTTGAAGAACGCAACACGCCTTGGGCGCATTCGCGGAGGGTATATGACGCGGGGCTTGGCATGCGGTCGATTGACGACTTGCAGGTGCTCATCGGCTTCTTTGAGGCCCGGATGGGGCAGATGCACGGGTTTCGTTGGAAGGACTGGGCGGACTATGCATCTGGCAAGGGCGCGGCGGAGGTGGCATTTGATGATCAGACCATCGGTTTTGGCGATGGGGAAACGGCGGATTTTCAGCTGATCAAGACCTACAGGTCCGGTGCGCAAAGTTACGCGCGGCCAATCAAGAAGCCAGTTGCGGGCACGGTGCGCGTTGGGGTTGAACAGGACAGTCTGCAAGAGGGCGTGGATTATGAGGTGGATCTGGTTACGGGCATGGTGAGTTTTGTCCATCCGCCTGATCCGGGGATGGAGATCCTTGCGGGCTATGAATTTGACGTGCCAGTGCTGTTTGATACGGACCGGATCCTGACGTCGGTGGCCAGTTTTCAGGCCGGGCAGGTGCCCAATGTGCCGGTGATCGAGGTGCGAATGTGATGGGCGGCGGGGAACAGGGCCTTTTGGATCACGCGGCCAGCGGGCTGACAACGCTGTGCCACGCCTGGGCGATAGAGCGGACGGACGGCAAGGTCTTTGCCTTTACAGATCATGATCTGCCTTTGGCGTTTGAGGGATTTGCCTTTCAGGCGGATGCCGGGCTGAGCGCCGGGGCGATTGCGCAAACCACAGGGTTGGCGGTGGACAACACCGAGGCCATGGGTGCGCTTAGCCATGCCTCTATCCGCGAGGATGAGATTGAGCAGGGCCGTTTTGATGGCGCGGCGGTCAAAGCGTGGTTGGTGAACTGGCAAGATACGGATCAGCGGATGCTGAAATTTTCGGGTAGTATCGGAGAGTTGCGCCGGATTGACGGGGCGTTTCGCGCCGAGTTGCGGGGATTGACCGAGGTTTTGAACCGGCCTTTGGGGCGTGTTTATCAAAAGCCCTGCACGGCAGTTCTGGGTGACAGCACATGCCGGTTTGATCTGAGCCAACCGGGGTACCGCGAGACCCGTGCGGTCGAACAGATCAACGATCGTCGCCAGCTGATTTGGGATGCATTCGAAGGTTATGGCGAGGGGTGGTTTGAACGGGGGCGTCTTGAGGTGCTGGACGGGGCAGCGGCAGGGCTTTGGTCCGTGATCAAACATGACCGGATCAAGGACGGAAAACGCGTGATTGATCTGTGGGAACCCTTGCGCGGGGCGCTTGGCCCCGGAGACAGGGTGCGGCTGATTGCGGGCTGTGACAAGCGCATGGAGATCTGCCGGTTGAAATTCGACAACCTGATCAATTTTCAAGGCTTTCCGGACATCCCAAGCGAAGATTGGGTGGTTGCAGTGCCAAAATCCAAAGGCGCAAACACCGGAGGATCGCGGCGATGACGGTGCAAGCCGATCAGGTGGTGGAGGCCGCCCTTGGATGGATCGGTACCCCATACGTGCATCAGGCAGGCCGCAAGGGCGCGGGCTGTGATTGTCTGGGGCTGATCCGGGGCATCTGGCGCGAGAGGTTTGGCAATGAGC